GACCAGAAATTGTAGCATACGCCAAAACAGCTCATATTCCTAGAATTAATTCTACTGAGATGGTAGCCACTACTTTTAGAGGAGATTTGGTTGGAACTGCAACTCAAGCAATTGATGCTAATCAATCAGCAAAGGCAGTAGTTGCAACTGGACTAGGTTCAGGTGCTGGTACTGGTGGACATAGCGCTACTGATACAACTGCTACGAATAAAGTTACAGCAACTATTACTAAAGAAATAAATCAAGAATATTTAAATAAAACAGACTTAGGAATTAAGAGAATTCAAATAGATCCTAATGATGATTTTGCAGAAAAAATAGATCGTTCTCGTAATTATGGAGGACTATCAAAAATTGACTTAACTACTGAAAGAGCAAGATCAAAATTAAGAGACCCCAACAATTTAAAAAACCAAACGTTTACCGGTGCATTGGTTTCGGCTAATATAATATCTAAGAATTTTGCAGTTCCAACTCCAGTAAAATTTGGAAGAATAGTTGGACCAGAGAAAAATATTATGAGAGGTGCTGAAGATATTGGCACACAAGATGGTAAGTCAAAAACATTTAAAGTTCAGTCAACTAGAACTGGAGATTTAGCAAACTATAATTTTAAAACAACTTTCGTTGTCGATCATAAATACAATCCTATATTTCAAGATAATATTACGTCAAGAACAAGACTTGCTGACGGTGTTTCAATGGCAAAATTTCTAGGTGGTTATGGAGATCCCGTAACCATGAACAGTTTGAATGATAAGTCAGATAGACTTAATTTAGCAAAACAATATATGTTACACGCTGAGGCCATGAAGACTATAAATGAAGCAACTGGAAGTAAAGAGTTTGAAAATTTTAGACTTGAAGTTTTAGAAGGATTTTATGTTCCAGAAGCTACAGAAACTTTAGACGTAACTGATGGTGTTAATCACTTCAAGACTAATGGTCAAACTGTAGTATACCACTTAATTAATAACTCTGGCGATCTAGCCATAGAAAAAACATTTGATTTAGCTGTGTACTGGAAAGACCATTTAAATTTTGAAAAACTTACAATAGATTACGACACTTACAATCCAGATGGAACTTTACATGCGTGTATAATATTAAAGATGCCAAAAATAGTAGCACCATGGACAGTGACATACGAAAACTTAATTGAAACAAGATTTAACAATACTGTGCAAACTACTAACGAGTTGATGGAAATATTAGACTCTACTGAAAATATAGAAAATATTGTAGTAACTTGATATAAATAGGATAAAAGGAATTTAAACATGCCAGCAAGAACTTTTTCAGTAGAAGATGGAAATATTGGTAATACCACTATTCTCACAGCTCGAACTAAATTTTATTCTGATATAGATTTGTCTTTTGCTAAAAAAGGTTCTGGCGATGTATTTAAGAAACAACATGCAGCTGCTGTAAAGCAAGCTATAAGAAACTTATTACTAACTAATTATTCAGAGAAACCGTTTGTACCTAGATTTGGAGCAGACTTAACTTCTATGCTTTTTAGATTGAGCACTGAAATTGATGATGATAACTTAGAAAATGACATTATATTAGCTATTGAAACATATGAACCAAGAGCAGAAGTTCTTAATATTAATTCTATAATAAGTCCTGATCGTAATGAAGTACGAGTTACAGTAACTTTTAAAGTTATAAGCACTCAAGAAGAATCAGCTGTAGAAATCAATTTAACAAGGTTAAGATAATGGCAACAACAATCACATCCACTCAATTAGATTTTGATCTCATAAAAGGCAAATTAAAAGACTTTTTAAAAGCTCAATCAGAATTTTCAGATTATAATTTTGAAGCGTCAGGACTTAATAATATTTTAGATGTTTTAGCTTATAATACTCACTTCAACGGACTATTAGCTAACTTTGCTTTGAACGAAAGTTTTCTCACTACAGCGCAATTAAGAAGTTCATTGGTATCTCATGCTGAATCTTTAGGTTATGTTCCAAGATCTTATTCTTCATCACAAGCAAAATTAGACATATCTGTCACTGTTACTGATACTAATAGACCTAACACTATTCAATTAGATAGAAATACACAGTTTACAGCGAGTGTAGATGATGTGTCATACACTTTTCAAACACGTGAAGATTTTATTGCAACTGACGATGGTAGTGGAAACTATCAATTCTTAACTTCAACTGGTGAAGCAGATATACCAGTTTTTGAAGGAACTGAAAAAACTAAAACTTTTTTTGTTGGAGAAACTTCTGATTCTCAGATATACGTGATACCTGATGTTACGATGGACACTTCTACTATAAGAGTTAGAGTTTATGATACAGCGACAGGAAGCACGTTTTCAACATACACTAATATTTCAAAAGCAATAAGAATAACGAGTGACTCAACTTTTTACCAGATAAAAGAAGTTCCAAATGGTCATTATGAAATAATATTTGGAGACGGTCTCAGCAGTGGTAAAGCACCAGTTACCGGTAATAAGGTAGAAGTTGACTATCTTTCTACTGTAGGAACACTAGCTAATGGTGCAACTTCTTTTTCTACTGACGCACAAGTAGTAGTTAATAGTGTTAATTATGGAATAACTGCTACTACCACTTCTACTAGTGCTGGTGGTTCTTATAAAGAGAGTATAGAATCAATAAGACAAAACGCTCCTATAGCTTTTAGTTCTCAAAGAAGATTAGTTACCGCAGAAGATTACAAAGCACAAATATTAGAAAATTTTGGCTCTTATTTAGACGATGTCATAGCTTGGGGCGGGCATGATAATGAACCTAAAATTTATGGTAGAGTTTATGCAGGATTAAAGTTTAAGTCTAACATAGCAACTTCTACACAAGAATCTGTAAAAACTGATATTACTCAAAACTTATCAGAAAATTTAGCTGTGATGTCAATAGATTTAGAATTTGCTGACGTTGAGACTACAAATTTAGAGATTGCAACTACTTTTAACTTAGATCCGGATTTGACAGCTTCTACGTCTTCTTCTATGGAAGCACGTGTTCAAACTGTTGTAAACAATTATTTTTCTACTAACTTACAAAAATTTGGTGGAGTGTTTAGAAGGTCAAATTTATTAAGCTTGATAGATGATTTAGATACTGCCATTCTAAACTCTAAGATGACAGTTAAGATGCAAAGATCGTTAATACCAAGCATAGGAAGTTCCTTGTCTTACACTGTTAACTTTCCTGCTACTATGGCTTCTCCAGATCCAGATACAAATATCGTAACTTCCACTAACTTTACGTTTAACTCAAAATCTTGTAGTATTAAGAATAAATTAAATTCTAATAAACTTGAGATAGTTGCTGCTGGTGGTGCAGTAGAAGTTGATAACATAGGTACTTACGACGAAGCTAAAGGAACTATTGATTTAGTAGGATTCAATCCTTCTGCAATAGTTGGATCGTCAATATTGTTTTCTGTAGTTCCGGCAAATGAAAGTACTATTAGACCACTTCGTAATTTTATTCTTGATATTGATACTCAAAGATCAAATTCAAGCGCAATTCTAGACTTTCAAAATACTGCGGTAACATTATAATGGCAATTGAGTATCATCATAGTCGAAAACCAAAAAACTTTCAACATAGAAAAGTACGTGAAGCTCTTCCAGAGTATTTCACTAGTGATTATCCAAAGCTTGTAACTTTTCTAGAAAAATATTATCAGTTTTTAGACTCTGATGGCACTAGTTCTTTTGGTAAAGAACTTAGACAGGCTTTTGATCTAAGAGACGTGCACGCTACAACTCAACTTGATAACTTAATATCAGAAATAGCGAGTGGACTTCCCAATGGTGATGCTTTTACAGATCCAAGATACGCTGCAACTAGACTAGCAGAGTTACAGAGGAATAAAGGAACTCGATTTGCGACAGAAGAATTTTTTAGGTTATTCTTTAAAGAAGAAGTTGAAGTAGAATTTCCTAAGAAAGATATATTTACTGTAGGAAGTTCGAAGATTGGAGCTGAATCGTTAAAATTTATACAAAACGGTGCACTTTATCAAGTCTTTTCTGTTCTAATAAAAACAGCTTTGTCTGCACCTACTTGGGAAGAACTATATAAAAAGTTTATGCATCCAGCTGGATTCTTTATTGGAGCAAGAATTACTTCTGATGCCGAGGCAAGTTTAAGCGGAACGGCTCAAGGATTCGTTAACGACTTTGATTCTGGAGATGTTCCAGTATTATCTCAAGCTTCTGCAACGGTCTTTGCTCCATTTACTCAAATGACTCAGTTACTTGATTCAGATGACAATGGAACAGCTGATTTCAGAATAGGAGTAGATCAACTAGTTAGTGTATATCAAACTCTAACTTCTACTGAACTTAATAAGTTTTATGGAACAATAAATAATCTTATTGGTGTTAACTCATTTAAGTTTGACGATAGCGATAAAGGTGATAGCGCTGGTGCTTCAAGACCAGACTTTTCACTCACGACTGAGACCATGGATAATGAAATGTTCTCAAATTATTTAGTAGACTCAACTTTCTAGTATAAATAGAACTATTATTTAGGATAAAAAATGACAAGACAAGATATTAGTATAGGTTCATCAGCAAACGACGGCACAGGCGATACTTTACGATCTGCTGGAACTAAGATAAATGCAAATTTTACTGAAATATATAACTTTTTAGGAACTGCTGGCGATAGTAGTTCTTTAGCGTCAAGAGTTAAGTTTCAAGACAGCGCGGTAGTATTTGAAGGCTCTAATTTAGATGTTCATGAAACTAGATTATTTGCGGCAGAACCTACAGGAGATAGAGTCGTTACTATACCTGATGCTACAGGTAACGTAGTGTTAGACACTCTAACTCAAACTTTAACTAATAAATCATTAACAGCGCCAATATTGACAGGATCGAGTGCAAGTGCGGGATCAATATTGTTTAAAGAAGATACTGACAATGGTACAAATGCTGTAACTCTCATAGGTCCAGCCGCGACAGCAGACGTAACACTCACGTTACCAGCGGCAACAGACACTTTAGTTGGGAAAGCTACAACTGACACACTTACTAATAAGACATTAACATCACCAAAAATTGGAACTGCAATAAATGACACTAACGGCAATGAAGTTATAAAGTTAACTGCCACAGGAAGTGCAGTAAACGAATTAACAGTCGCAAATGGCGCATCAACTACAGGACCTGCGTTATCTGCTACAGGAGGTGGAGCTAATTTAAATA